GCGTAGCAATGGGGCAGGAAGCGCTATACAACAATACAACGGCTGATTACAACGTAGCAATAGGATTTGCAGCGGTTTATCAAAACACTACAGGGACTTACAATGTTGGTATTGGTGGTTACGCATTAAACGCCAACACCACCGCCAACAACAACACCGCAATCGGCTACCAAGCCCTTTATACCGTTTCCGCCGCTTCTCAAAACACTGCTGTTGGGGCGTTTGCTCTGAACTTAAACACTGCCGTTGGAAACACCGCTGTGGGCTTTGAAGCATTAAAGGCCAACACCACCGGCACGACCAATACGGCAGTGGGTTTTCAGGCGTTGGACGTAAATACGACTGGTATTGCAAATACAGCAGTTGGATCAAATGCGCTTGGAGCAAATACAACAGCAAACAGCAATACTGCGATTGGGACATCAGCCCTTCTCCTTAATACCACTGGCGCTAATAATACGTCTTTAGGAACCGAAGCTTTAGTTAACAACACCACCGCCAACAACAACGCCGCACTGGGCTACCAAGCCCTCTACTCCAACACCACCGGCTATTCAAACACAGGTATTGGGGAAAGCGCTCTTAGAGCAACAAGCACCGGTGCTGGTAATACGGCAGTTGGGTCCGGCGCTATGTATTCAAACACAACGGCTTCTATCAACGCCGCTGTTGGGTTCAATGCGCTGTACGCCAACACTACTGGTGCAAGCAATGTGGCGTTTGGTTGCGATACGGCCAGAAAGACTACAACCGGAAGCTACAACACCGCTATTGGACAGGCGGCGCTTTATGAAAACACCACCGGCGTAAATAATGTCGCTGTTGGATATCAAGCCCTCAAAGCCAACACCTCTTCTTACAACACCGCTGTTGGTTATCAAGCATTAGACGCCAACACATCGGGCAGTCAAAACACAGCCGTAGGACAAGACGCACTTGGAAGTATCACCACTAACGGAAATTCAGCCGCTGTTGGTTACGGTGCTTTAAGGGATTCAACCGGTGGCGACAACACCGCTTTAGGTTCCTATGCAGGGTTATATAGCCCTAGTGGTGGGGCTGCCACCACATCAGGGATTGGAAATGTATTTATTGGTAGTAAAACAGTCGCCGCCGCTGCAACTGATGATGGAAATATTGTTATTGGCGCAGACGTAGTAGGTAAGGGAAATAGTACGGGTTTTATAAAACCCGGAGGTGGGGGTGGCGTTTACCAAGGCAACAACTCCTCTTCATGGTCAACAACGTCTGACCAGCGCTTAAAGAAAAACATTGTTGATAACACTGAGGGTCTGGACAAGATCAGCCAAATCCGTGTTCGCAACTTTGAGTACCGTCTGCCGGAAGAGGTTGATCCATCACTCCAACCACAAGATGCAATCGATAAGCAAGGCATTCAACTCGGCGTTATTGCTCAAGAGATTCAGCAAGTCTGCCCTGATTGCGTGAAGGAAGAATCCACCGGCGTGTTATCAGTAGACTCCGACAATGTGTTTTGGCACATGGTCAACGCCATCAAAGAATTAAAAACTGAACTTGACTCGGTGAAAGCCGAGCTTGCAACCCTGAAAGGAGCTTAATCATGTCTGAAGTTATTGAAGTACCGAGCCAAGCAGAACTTGACCGTCATTTCTCAGCAATGGGCGACTCGGTGGATCTCATCAACGCCATCGTTGCCGGTACTCGGATGCAAAACGAGTCAGCGCAAGAGCGTAAAGACTGCATCAAGCGCAACGTGGATCATCTTGAGCTTATGATTGCAAAGGGATGGTTTAACGACCGTGACCTCACAGCAGTCAACGCAGCGATTAACGCTGGCAAAGCCTAAAGGAAAACCATGAACGACCAAGACGTAACCGTAAAACTTTCCCTGATGAACAACATCATTGGGTATCTAGGCACACGGCCTTATGGTGAAGTGTTTCAGATCGTACAAGCCATTCAAGAGCAAGTAGCGCCACAACTTCAAGTAGCCCCTGAAGTAAAAGCGGAAGAGTAGATGGACGACAAAACCCACGAGCTGGCCGTACTCAAAGCGCAGGCTAAGATTCGGCTTGAAGAGCTTAAAGCACAAGATTCGGCCAAAGAAGTAGCAGGTAAAGCCATTGGCGAAGATGGGCTGCTTTATATCTTCCTGATCGTGCTCGTGGGTGTCGGTGCATCGTTATTCCTTGAAGGCGAAAAAATTGCTGCTGTTATGGGTCTTCTTGGTGCTTCACTTACTGCACTTATTCAAATGCTAAATGGGATTGCAGGTACTGCACCCAAGCAGGAGAAGCCTGAGTTTGAAGTCATCAAGGATCTCATCACTCGGTTGGATAAGCTTGACCGTGCCGAGCCACCCATGCAAGTGGATGTTGAAGGCTCCAAAGTCACAGTCAAGAAGGGTGCCGACATCGTAACGGCTAAGGGGTAATTATGTTTGAGCTTCTTGGTGGTGGTTTGCTCGGCTCCATCTTCGGTGGCATCTTTCGGCTTGCTCCTGAAGTTCTTAAGTTCTTGGACAAGAAGAACGAACGCCAGCATGAACTCAGCATGTTCCAGCTACAGACCGATCTGGAGAAGATGCGCGGTGAATTTAAGATGGAGGAGAAGTATGTTGACTACTCTATCCAACAGATGGATACGATCAAAGAGGCATTTAAAGAGCAGGCTCAGACTGCAAAGGAGGCAGGTTGGCTGGCTTCTTTTATCACTGCTATCACCCGTCCTGGCCTCACTTGGATTGCTTTTGGGGTTTATGTTGCTGTTAAAGCTGCTGGCCTAACCATAGCTTTTCAGACCAATGCAAACTGGGCTGAGGTCTTAACCAAGAGTTACGACGAAGATGACTTCGCCATGCTGAACATGATGCTTACGTTCTGGTTTGTAGGACGGTCTATTGAGAAGTACAACAAAGGTGGGTAGTCGTGGAAGCCTTGATCGATTCCCTCGCAAGGGTTTGGTTCTTAGGGGTTGCGCTTGTTGGTGTGGCTGTTTACGCCGTAACCATTAAGACTCGGCTTGATTACCTGGAGAAGGACCACGATAGGCAGATCCATGCTCTTTGGGAACACGTCAACCGATTGATCAAAGAGAAGTCCAGTGAATGAAGCCAAAAAGCTTTGCAAGGATGTATTGATTAAGCCCTTTGAAGGCTTGGCAAAGCGTTTGCCTGACGGACGTGTAACGGCTTATCCCGACCCCGGAACCCGTGGGCATCCTTGGACAATCGGCTGGGGTGCAACCGGCCCTGAGATTAATCCCGGCACGATCTGGACGATTGAGCAGTGTGAAGATGCGCTGGATCATCACGTTGAATACTTTGTCAGGGGGCTTTTTAAGATGTCCCCCAAACTTCAGACTGCATTACCAAGACGCATTGCCGCCGTGACAAGCTGGGCTTACAATTGTGGCTTAGGGAACTATCGGGTTTCCACGTTCAAGAAACGTATTGATGCGGGGGATTGGGATGGTGCAGCAGACCAATGTATGCTCTGGAATAAAGCTGCCGGTCGAGTCCTTCCCGGCCTTACCCGTCGCCGTGCGGCAGAAGCTGCATTGATGAGGTGAAACATGGCGGTGCAGAAGAAGGCCATTGGCGAAGCAATCAAACAATCGTATGCCAAAGGCGGCATGGCTGCGTGTCCCGTTGCAACCGTTGACATCCACGTTAATCTGAAAAACCGTAACAACGCCATCAAAGAGTATGGTTATGGGCCCTTGAACCCTGAAGAACCGTCCAAGGACTTTTGGGATAAGAAGGCTAAGATGTGGGGCATTTCGATTGAAGATGCCCAAACAGCGCGGTGCGGTAATTGCGCTGCGTTTATCCAGACCCCAGCGATGCTGGCCTGCATTGAAAAAGGCATTCACGCCGAAGACGCCCGGGAAACGGGCATGGAGCTTGAGAAAGATGTCGTTAAACGATCTAACTTGGGCTATTGTGAACTCTTTCATTTCAAATGCGCCGGAGCGAGAACCTGCGACGCATGGCTGGTCGGGGGTCCAATTAAGTAATGCCATTGCTACGATTATTCCTCAAGCCAGGAATTGACAAACAAAACACGGAATACGGTGCTGAGGGCGGATGGATCGATGGCGATTACATCCGTTTCCGCTATGGTTTGCCCGAGAAGCTGGGCGGTTGGGCGTGGTTCAATGAACTTCCTGACTACCTCATTGGCCTTCCCAGTGATGTTTTGACCTGGAACGATTTAGCTGGTCTTCCACGTTTAATTGTAGGAACCAACCGCAAGCTTTATACCTTCTACGGCGGCAATTGGTATGACATTACACCCCTGCGTGTCACTACCGCAGCCGGTGATGTGACCTTTGCTGCGACCAACGGCAGCAATACTGTGACCGTTACGGATACCGCGCATGGTGCCATTATCGGTGACTTTGTCACGTTTAGCGGCGCAGTCAGTCTGGGTGGCAACGTCACCGCAGCTTATTTGAACGCGCAGTTTGAAATTCTTTCCGTGCCTGAT